TAGCGTATTAGACAAGATGTCAGATGCAGAAAGTCTATACGATCAATATAAATGGATTATAAAGTGAGAAAATAAATGGCACCTAAAAACCCAAAACAAGGAAAAAACCCAGCAAATAATCAATCAACATTGTTTAAGTCTTTGACGAGGCTTTTTTCTGGTCCAATTGTAAACTACCGCTCTCAATCAGGACGCAGGATTAGGCGCCAACACTTAGACAAGTTCTCTGCACGTTTTAAGTCTGCGTCAGGGCAACAATTTAAAAAACAAACATACAATCCCTTAGATACGATCGCAGCAAATGCAATCGGCAACCAGCAAAGAGGTGAGAGATATGTTGATTTTGACCAGATGGAGTACATGCCGGAAATTGCCTCTTCATTAGATATTTATGCAGATGAAATGACAACGTTTTCTGCATTGCGTCCCATGTTGAATATTAAGTGCTCAAATGAAGAAATAAAAGCGGTCCTTGAAACACTATACCACAATGTGTTAAACTTAGAATACAACTTGTTTGGCTGGTGTCGCACTTTATGTAAGTATGGCGACTTTATGCTGTACCTCGACATCGATGAAAAGTTGGGTATTCAGTCTACTATAGCGCTCCCGTTACAAGAAGTTGAGCGACTTGAAGGATTAGACACCACAAACCCGAATTATATACAATATCAGTGGAATTCTGCTGGAATGACATTTGAAAACTGGCAAGTCGCCCACTTTCGTGTTCTCGGAAACGACAAATACTCGCCGTACGGCACATCTGTCTTAGAACCCGCCCGTCGCATATGGAGACAACTAACCTTAGCAGAAGATGCTATGATGGCTTATAGAGTAGTTCGTTCTTCTGAGCGTCGAGTATTTAAGATTGATGTCGGCGCAATCCCACCACAAGATGTTGAACAATACATGCAGAAGATTGTAACCCAGCTTAAGCGCCACTCAATTGTTAACAAGGATACAGGTCGCGTCGACTTAAGATACAATCCGCTTTCAATTGAAGAAGACTATTACATCCCTGTACGCCAAGGATCGGCTACGGATATTGTTAATTTGGCCGGTGGCTCGAATACTACTGAGATTGACGATATTAAATATTTGCGTGACAAGCTCTTCTCCGCATTAAAGATTCCTCAGTCATACTTGTCCATGGGTGAAGGCGCTACAGAAGATAAGACCACCTTGGCACAAAAAGATATTCGCTTTGCGCGCACAGTACAGAGACTACAAAGGACAGTTATACATGAACTCGAAAAAATTGGCATTATCCATCTTTATACTCTTGGTTTCCGTGGAGATGATCTTATTAATTTCAAATTGGCTCTAAACAATCCATCAAAGATTGCTGAACTCCAAGAACTCGAACACTGGAAGAACAAATTTGACATTGCTGGCTCTGCTACGGAAGGTTATTTCTCTCGTCGTTGGGTTTCTGAGCATATCTTTAACTTATCTCACGAAGATTTCGTACGCTGCCAGCGCGAAATGTATTACGATCGCAAGCAAGATGCTGCACTTCAAGCTGTGGCCGAGGCTCAAGCAGGCGAAGCCGGCGGACTCGGGGGCGGACTCGGAGGTGACTTAGGTGGCGCCTTGGGTGGCGACCTCGGAGGCGATGAAGGTGGTCTTGATCTTAGTGGTGAAGGCGGCGAAGAAGGTGCACCGCCTGAAGGCGAAGAATCTGCGTTGCTCGCTGCCCCACCGGGAACCAGAAACACTCCACGTTTGACTCCCGGTTCGAGAGGTAAAGTTTATTACCCACAACGTACAGATTCAAGACCCGCTGGGGCCCGTAGTCGGCACCTGTCGAGTATTGGAACCCCCGAAATGAACACGGTGAGAACCAACAATTTGGGATATTCAGGGCTCCAATCGCTTGGTCGCGGGATCACTGAAGGTGTTTATGACGAAAAAGAGCCTATTTATTCATTGAGAGAACAAAAGGAAGAAATTAGAATGTTAGAGATCAACAGGTCGATAACAAATCTTCTAGAAGATCTTGAACACAAAAAAGAGAAAGTAACGGAGCAAAAAGATGAAAGCTAAACACAACAAAAAACGCAACACTGCGTTTGTTTACGAGGCTTTAATTAAAGAAGCAACATATGCTATTTTGAAAAATGATGAAGAAAGAAGTCACAAGGTTGTAAGTGTTATTAAGAAGCATTTTACCGCTGATTCGTTTCTTAAAAAAGACTTAGAATGTTATCGTTCTCTTTATGAAAATCAAGGTATTGACAAAGAAACTAGTGAAAAGATTCTAAGAGAATCAGCATTAGCTAAGCGTATGATTGATCCGGACGGATTGTTTGGTGAACAATCAGCCATGATTGGCGACGTCAACAAAACAATCTCCCCTTCGGTGTTTAACAACTTTGTACCAAATTATAAAACATTGGCTACAATTAGCAAGATGTTCAACACAAATTCTCCAAAAGAAAAAGTTATTTTAGAAAGCAGAATTGTTGAAAATATGAGCAACACCATAGAAGAATCCCAAGTTAGCTACGATATTGATGATGTGGTGTATGCTACTTTTGTACAAAAATTTAATGAAAAATATAGCGACGTACTGTTAAGCGAACAAAAAGAACTTTTAACAAGATATATCTCATCATTTGCCGATAATTCACTTGAACTCAAGCTGTATTTAAATGAAGAAATCGGCCGCCTCAAATTAAAATTAGAAGAATCTGAAACCACTCATGAAGAGCGCGACAGTGCAATTATCGATAAAACTAAGCAAGTAATTGGTTTGTTGGAAGGATATTCGGACGAAACGGACGCACAAAAAGTGATCATGACAGTACTTAAAACACAGCAACTTGTAAAGGAACTATACGACAATGGCAGTGAAAGTTAATCTCATACCTAGCAACGAGCCGATTGAAATTAAAGTAGGAGATGCAGTACCGCAACCTCCATCTGTAACATTGGAGCTTAACATTCGTAAGAGTTTAAGTGGTGATTTGATGATTTTTGATCACGCTGACATTGATATTGTTCTTTCCTCGAAAAACAACAAGATTACCGCCTTTCCCAAAGAAACCATGAACGATTTGGTTTATGGCGCGCAAAACAGGTTATTTTCGTTTTTGCGTAAGAAAGGCGTGATAGTGTCTGAGACCGTGCAAGCCGGCTCATTTTATGGAGCCCTTGAGGGACTAATGGAGAGCCCTTATAGCGATAAAATTAACTCTGCTAAGCTAGCTCTCCTAAACATCAGCAAGTTTATCGAAGAAGAAAGGCCATATTTTGAAAATATTGAGGCAGTCATTGCTGGTGTAGATGATGAATATGTAGACCCAGATAAGACAGACTCTACAGAACTCGGAGAAGTCCCACAGAAAGCGCAACAAGGTTCAATGCGCCCCGGATTTGTTAGAGATCCTTATTCGTATTCTTACATGTATACAATTTAAAGAGGAAAAATGGAAGTATTAATTTTTGTGCTTTGCGCATACGGTTTAACACAGATTTTAGTGTATAGTGATCTGCCCATTTTAAAAAGATGGCGCCCAGCCAAAGATTCTGCCGGAGGCTATGGAAAGGTATTTCATTGCCCAATGTGCATGGGATTTCATGTTGGCTGGTTTTTAATGCTGCTTTCTCCGTTTACTGAACTATTTAATTTTGACGTTTCTGTAGTCAATTTCTTTTTGTTGGGTTGGCTATCATCAGGAACATCATATGTAATGAACATGATTTTCGGAGATAATGGAGTTAAACATGAACACAAACACGCAAATGAACAGTCTTGTCACTTGGACAAACAAGTGGATGCTGCAACCAGTTAGACGCTGCTGCAAAGGTTCTTAGCTATGGGTAAGAAATTACTCAGAGAATTTTATGAACTTTGCGATGGCGGTATATGCCAAGACCTACTAACAGAAGCAGAAAAGAAATTTGTTTCTGAAGGCGGTATGATTTTGTCTGGTTTGATGCAAATGTGCGAGGTAGAAAACGGCAACAAGCGCGTTTACACCGAAGACGTCCTCAGAAGAGAAGTCAAGAAGTATGCCAAGTTGGTTGAATCTGGCCGTGCTCTTGGTGAACTAGATCATCCCGATAAAGTGGAAGTTTCTTTGCAATTTGTGTCCCACAAAGTTACCAACATTTGGATGGATGGTAACAAAGTCATGGGCAAAATTCAAGTGCTAGACACACCTGCAGGCAAGACACTCCGCGCATTGGTTGATGGCGGATGTGCCATCGGCATTTCGTCCCGCGGCACTGGTTCTGTGCAAGAACAGAACGGTAGGTCAATTGTTCAAGAAGATTTTGAGTTGGTCTGTTTCGATATTGTCTCAGAACCATCAACACCCGGGGCATTCATGATGCGTGAGGCCAAGGATTTGCAAGAAAGCAATAGAAAAGACCGCATCCAAGAATTATTAAACGAGGTATTAAAAGATGAGCAACTGGTCAAGCTATAAAAAAGACAAATTAATTATGGAATCATGGCGTGGTTTTGTCAATGAAGAGACACAAACACTCACTGAGCAAGAGATAAACGAATTGCTACAAGAAATTGGCAGGATGAAAAATTTTCTTGCCAAACTGCGAGGCGCCCCAGAGCAAACCTCCGATATCACCGGAAAGGGATATGGGCGAGGATGGGAAGCTGCGCTTGAAAAATTCGACGATGAAGATGCCGCTAAAGCAGCACAACAATTGAAAATACCGAACGTTAAAAGCGTAGAAGATCTTGAAGCCCGAATCAAGGCTCTGGAGGATCGAGCAGAAGCCTCGGGTGATCCCAAAGTACAGCAAGCAGCACAGGAATTAACTAACACAATTGCGCAAACGGAACCACCATCCGATGGCGCTGATCAAGCTGTAACTCCAGTTGATGTTGAAGAGGTGCCAGACGAAGAAAACCCTGAAGCTTCCGGAGGGCTTGAATTAGATCGTTCGCTCCTTATGAAAATTGTAAAAAATCCAGATGCAAAAGTTGGACCTGCCATGGTTTTTAGAACCAGATTGACTAAATATCTTCAGTCAGTCGGACTACCTCGCTCAATCAACCGCATGTCTCCAGTTGTAAAGGGTATTCTGAACATTGTTCGTCAAGCTGCATTGGCAGCAAATCCATCACTTGGATCTACGAATTTGCCGGCAATGGGAGGCGATGCCGGCTCTCCTTCATTATCTGCCAATTTAGAAGAGAGAATCGAAAAGGCTTTTGTTCCAATTATTCTTGAAGAAATCAAGCGCGAAAAGACTCGTCGTATTTTAATTGAGATTGCGCAAAAGGTAGCCAAGTGAAGAAGTCAGATCTAAAGCGCGCCATCAAGCCTCTAGTTAAAGAGTGTATACACGAAGTGCTTATCGAAGAAGGTTTATTGTCAAATGTTGTCGCGGAAGTTGCCAAGGGCATGCAGGGCAACATTGTCACAGAAACCAAAGTACAAAAGAGAAAGAAAGACGATCGGCTATTCGATGATGATCACCAGATGCGCCAAAGAAAGCAGCGACAAGAAGATAGTCGTGCGAAGATGCAAGAGCATCGCAAAAAGCTCTTAGAAGCTGTTAGTCAAGACGCATATAACGGCGTCGATTTGTTTGAGGGTACGACCCCCATGTCAAATTATGAGTCGTCACCACAATCTCAGGGTTCTGTGGACTTAGGTTCTCCGACTGATCAGGGTGTTGACATTAGCTCGCTCATGGGTGGGGCAACAGAAGTCTGGAAAGGAATGAACCGGAAATAATATGGCCTGTAATGTAGTAGTTAAATCTAAAGAATGTCGCGGCAACCACGAAAGGATGATTAGAAGATTCATCAAAAAATGTAAAAAAGAGAGAGTTGTAGAAAGATACAAGGATAAGCAACAGTACAAAAAGCCTTCCGAAAAGAAGCGTGATAAGCGCGCCAGAGCTGCCCGCGAAAGAAAAAGACAGGAACTTAAGAAAAAAAGACTGTTAGAAAAACGTAGTAGAAGAAAAAATTAGATACTATTTACTACGAATGATATAAATTTTGGAGAATTAACATGTCAAATTGGAGAGACCCCTCATGGAGTATGAAAGTTGGAGTTAATCATGCCCCGGCTTATCAGGTCAGCGGCCGACCATTTGCATCGGGAGGTATTGATGCTCTACCTGATCAGGCAGTTGTAAACTTCCCATATGTTACAAGATGGGTTCAAGTAATCAACTCCACTTCAGCATCAATTAAAGTCGGTTTCGGTCCTAACTCCTTTGACCCCGCAATTAATAACTATTTTGTAATTCCTAGTGGCTCTAATAGTGACCGATTGGAAGTTAAGGTCAGCAGGCTTTATGTTAGTGGTGGTAGTGATTCAGGTAGAACCGGCGGAGACCTTGGTATCTCTGTCGTTGCAGGTCTTACAAGTATCGATCCACATCGAGTAAACTTCCCAACAGGTTCGCGAGATCAGTGGCATTTAGATACTAACGCAATTAGCTGGTCAGGTTCTTACGACGGGATTGGGTAGTATATGTCAAGATTTGGATGGGCATATATAAACTGCGAAGATGAAGCGGGCCATGCGAACATAGACGGCGTCACCGGATCAGTCATGTTCTTGACTGGTAACAATTCAATTTCCGGGTCAGACCATCTGATGTATAATTATAATGGTTCTGTGCCCGGTGTGGATGGTACGCCTCAAAGCAGCCTCGTTCTAACTGGAACTCTATATGTTAAGGGTGCTGTCTCAGCTAGTCATTTTCACTATGAAGACATCACGCGGATTGACTCAAGTGGTTCTACACGTCTTGGTAATACTGCGGATGATAATCACTTCAGAACTGGTAGTCTTATAGTTGGGGCCCCCGGTTCTACGTTGTTTCAGGTTGATGTAAACCAGAGCGCATCCCTAATTGGCGGTGGGGTTAAATATATGTACACCTCCATTTCAGGTGCAGAGGGTACTATTACATACGCCTCATCATCAATTAAAGATCATATTATCGGAGTCAAAGGGCAATGTTCAGTTGAAATCAGATTGCATTCAGCATCCGGTTCTGCTGGCTATGCAACAACGGGCTCTGTACTTGTCATTAAAGATGAATTTACAGGCGAACGTATGTCAATCGACAACGTTCCAGCTTCAATTGTGTTATCTGGTACCGATGGAGAGACCATCGATGGAGAGCCGTATTATGAAATGACAGGTACGATGACTGCATTATCTGTTTATTCTAATGGCTATAACTGGTTTGTTTTCTAATTATAATTGTATAATTATATTAGAGGGCTGATATAGATGGGGTATAATGTCTTATCGGGAAACGTATTGCTTCCCGGTCAACTGTGGGCTGATGGCCAAGTTTCGTCCAGTGCATTTGTTGGTGATGGTAAGAGCCTTGAGCATGTTTTAAAGATTACATCCGGACCGGATCGTTATAACTTAACGACGATTGGCACCGACGCCTACAAATTAACTGGACAATCCAACCTTACCTTTAACGGCTCCGCACTTACAGTCACAGGAGAGGTTTCAGCTAGTGTGGGTATATCGTCATCGTTTTTCATTGGTGACGGTAGATTCTTAACTAATGTTCCCGGCACTGGTGGTGGTGGCGGTACCGGCGGTGGGATATTCACTGAAATCACCAACAATTTAGCAGCAACTACTAGCAGCATTGCTATTGGCGGCTCAACTGCGCCAGATCACGCAATAGCTCTTAGTGGCGCCATGTCAGCTAGTTTGAATGTTTCCGCTTCTGGTTTTGTTGGTGGTCGTCTACACATATCCGGCGCAGTTGTATATCACCATAGAACTTCAGCGGCCACCATAACAGCATCTGTACATGATTATTATATCGGAATGGATTCTTCTGGAGGCGCCCTTGAGCTTCGTTTACCAGATGCATCGGTCCTGATCGATGGACAGACTTACATAGTTAAAGATGAAGGTGGTGCCGCACACAGCAACAATATAACGATTTTAGCCTCTGGTTCTCAAACAATCGACGGTGAAAATTCATTAGTTTTAGAGTCGCCTTATGCGTCGTTGTCGCTTTATTGCAATGGCGTGAATAAGTACTTCGTCTACTAATTGTACAGTCTGCTATTTAATCGCGGCAGGCGTTGCGTTCATACTCAACTTTGTTGTTTATGGCATCGCCATGTCTAAACATTTAAAAACTAATTTTATGGAGGGTTTTATAAATGGCTTATAAATTTCAATTTGGCACCACCAAACTTAGCGGTTCAACGACATTCGAAGAAGCGGTAGTTGGTGAGTCCACAATTTCAGGCTCGGGTATTATATCGGGTCTACGACTTGTCCTTGATCCAAGTTCAGGCGGCGCCGTCGGCTCAATTGGTATCTCTTCCGACACTAACCTTATCGGACTCGAAGATGAGCTTGTTACAGTCAAAGGTAGGCTTACAACCGATGACGCTACTGACGCTACTAGCAAAACTGACGGTTCTTTACAAACCGATGGTGGCTTGAGTGTTGCTAAAGCAATCTACAATGGAACAGCGGCTACTTTAGCTGCAGATTCCGGCGTTGTGACAATCGGTTCATCAAACGCCGCTACTTTTAGCGCTGACGGTAAGTTGAACATCAACAGCACAGTCGAGGCGACAACAACTGGCGATGGTTCTTTACAAACTGACGGTGGTTTGAGTGTTGTTAAAAGCGCTGTTATCGGCGACGACTTGGATCTTTTGTCCAACGCGGCAATTTTCAAAGTTGGTAGCGATCAACCTTTTACGTTGACTCACGCTAACTCAAACAACACATTGCTCGCAACGACTGATCACAGGCTTGCTTTCGGTACCAACGATGAATATATCTCTGGTGACGGAAACGATCTTAAGCTTGTTTCAAGCCGTAATGTTGTTGTTACTGGCGACGTAACTGGTTCTGGTGCCATTACTATGGGTGGCGCCCTTGACGTCGGTAACAGCCGATTGATTGTTAACGAAAGCTTGATTCTCGGTACCACCGCGTTGCATGCTTCTGGAACTTTCTTCAGTGAGAATGCTCTAGTCGTCGGTGACTTGGCTGCTAATCAGTCTCGTGTCGCTTACTTCGATATGAAGGGTGGTGACATAAAAACATGTGACTTCTCAGTGTACGCTAGCCTCTTAGCTGGTACTGGTATTACTGCTACTGACGGTGTTCTTTCTGTTGATACCACCGGTGGCGACAGTATGTCCTCAACTATAATCAACTATGTTGAAGCTTCGAACGATGGGTTTACTCTTACTGCTGGATTAAACTGGTTTGGTCAAGCCCATTCCGGCTCGA